TTCGCGGCGGGATGAAGGCATACGAATTAGCACAGGCAACTAAACATGATACAAAGGCACAGAAGTATCTTAAGGAATCGTTGATTAACATAATCAACAAACTCCAATAAACTAGGAGAAAGTAATGATAGATGCACTGAAAACACTTTTCGAAAACGATGTTGTTTCAGAAGAGATCAGAGCACAAATTGAAGAAGCTTGGGAAAGCAAAGTTGCTGAAAACCGCCGTGCTGCAACTGCTGATCTTCGCGAAGAATTCGCACAGAAGTATGAGCATGATAAGCAAACAATGGTAGAAGCAATTGATACAATGCTTTCTGAGCGCCTCGAAGCAGAAATTACCGAATTCCAAGAAGACCGTAAGCAATTAGCCGAAGCAAAAGCAAAATTTGCAGTAGCTCAACGTGAAAATGCAGATCTTCTTAAGAATTTTGTTGTAGAACAACTACAAACAGAAATTTCTGAACTACGTGCAGACAAAGTAGCAATGGCTGAAAATTATGCCAAGCTAGAAGAGTTTGTAGTAGACGCTCTATCAAATGAAATTGCAGAATTTTATGAAGATAAAAAAGATTTAGCTGAAACAAAAGTACGTTTAGTACGTGAAGCTAAGACACACTTTGCTAAGGTCAAAAAAGACTTTATCGAAAGAAGTGCTACAGCAGTATCTGAAATGGTCGGTGACCAACTTAAGAGAGAAATGAATGCTCTTAAAGAAGATATTGACACAGCACGTAAAAACGACTTTGGTCGTAAAATATTTGAAGCATTTGCAGCAGAATATGGTACTAGTTATCTAAATGAAAAATCAGAAACTGCTAAACTTCTTAAAGTTCTTGACGCAAAAGACAAGCAACTTGCAGAAGCAAAAGCATTTGCAACAAAAGCAAAAGAACTAGCAGAATCTAAAGCAGCTGAAAAACAGCGTCTTGAAGAATCAGTTGCTAGAGATAAAACTATTAATAGCTTGATTGCTCCTTTATCTAAAGAGCAAAAAGAGATTATGACAGACTTACTGGAATCAGTACAAACTGATCGTTTACAAAAACAATTTGATAAGTACTTACCATCAGTAATTGATGGAAATACTCCAGCAAAGCGTAAGGCAGTAATTACAGAAGGCACAGAGGTTACAGGCAACCGCACAGAAACATTGACACAAACCAAAGCAGACGAAACAGACAACAATGTTGTTGACATTAAACGTCTTGCTGGATTAAATTAAGGAGATAATGATGTCAGAACTATTAGAAAGCCGCTGGCAGGACACCAAAACTGCTCTTCTTGAAGGCTTGCAAGGCAACAAGAAGTCTGTAATGGCTGCTACGCTAGAAAACACTCGTAAGTATTTGTCAGAAGCTGCAACAGCAGGCGCAACTTCTGCAGGTAACGTTGCGACACTAAACCGTGTGATCCTACCAGTGATCAGACGTGTAATGCCAACCGTTATTGCTAACGAGCTAGTTGGTGTACAACCAATGACTGGTCCAGTAGGGCAAATTCACACTCTACGTGTACGTTACGCTGATACTTTTAACAGTACAAACGGAACAGACACAACAGCAGGTGATGAAGCACTATCACCATTTAAGATTGCAGAAGGCTACTCAGGTGCAGCAGCAACTGACAGAGCAGCAGCAACTTCAGCACTAGAAGGCTCAGCTGGTAACCAACTAAGCATTCAAATCTTAAAGCAAACAGTCGAAGCTAAAACTCGTAAGTTAAGCGCACGTTGGACTTTCGAAGCTGCACAAGACGCACAGTCACAGCACGGCATCGACGTTGAAGCAGAAATTATGGCTGCTTTAGCACAAGAAATTACCGCTGAAATCGATCAAGAAGTTCTAGCTTCACTAGGTACACTAGCTGGTGCGGCTGCTGAAACTTATGACCAAACAGCAGTAAGTGGTACAGCTACTTTCGTAGGTGACGAACACGCAGCTCTTGCAGTTCAAATCAACCGCGTAAGTAACTTGATTGCACAGCGTACACGTCGTGGTGCTGGTAACTGGGCAGTTGTTTCGCCATTCGCGTTAACAATCCTACAGTCAGCAACTACTTCAGCGTTCGCTCGTACAACTGAAGGCGCATTCGAAGCACCAACTAACACTAAAATGGTTGGTACATTGAACAACGCAATGAAAGTATATGTAAACACATATGCAGCAGACACAGCTCCAGTTCTTATTGGTTATAAGGGTTCTTCAGAGTCAGACGCAGCAGCGTTCTACTGCCCATATATCCCACTAATGAGCTCAGGTGTTGTTCTAGATCCAGGCACATTCGAGCCAACTGTATCGTTCATGACACGTTATGGTTATGTGGAACTAAACAACACTGCGTCATCACTTGGTAACGCAGCTGACTACCTAGGTAAAGTTGATATCGCAGCAGGCGTAACATTCAGCTAAG